TCAAGCCAACAAGGGTGATTAGTATTCTCTGACATTATAAAAATCTCCTACTAACATATATAAACCCTATCTATTATATGTTTTTCTAACTCAATAATAAAATTATCCCAATTACTAACCCTTATATACCGATTCTTTAAATCAAAAGCATTCCTATTATATATAGACGATAGTAAAAACGCCTTCTGCTTAATATAAGATATTAAATTAGCTATCTTTCTAGGAGAATCATCAAGAAAATAATCCACTTCTGGTATATTATCCTTACTTGTAGAATATATTGAAATATCGTCCCCAAATCCATTTTCCTCTAACCATTTTTGTGCTGAAATAACCGTATGACGAGCAGTAATAATATTTATATTATATCCCCGACTTTTCAAATAATTAAAACCTCGAAGCGCTCCTGAAATAATAGGGAAATGATCATTAGTATTAATAACACTATTCATTAATACTTTATATTCTTTTTCACTAATGCAAAATAAATTTCTTATATCTTGATGATATATATCATTAAAATCAAATTGAATATTATAATGTTTACCGATCTCATATCTTAATTTAAAATAAAAATCTGCTAATACACCATCAAAATCAAGACCGATTACTGTCATAATACCGCCAACTTTCTATGACACTGACAATTACATTTTACCCCAGCTTTCACCAAGTTAGTGCATCTTTTATGCGCTCCTCGTTCACACCGAGCACTAATTTTTATTTTTATATCTGCCATATATACAAAAATCTCTATCCCTTATTATTAAATCTTAACCAACCATAAAAACCAATTAACGCACTATCAGCAAAATCCTGTTCACTAAAAATCCCCTTTCCCCATTTAATTTCTGCAAAACGTAAAATCTCATCTTTTGACGCACCTCCATTACCTAAACAACCACGTTTCCAGACCTTATTATCAAGCCCCCAAAAATCTATGCCAGCATCATACAAACGAATCTTTACAGCATTAATAACATTAGCAATTAAAAAAGACGCTTTGACATTTTGAACAACTATTGGATTTTCTATGGTACATTTACTATTCAGAAAAATATCTGCCTGTTCAATTATATAATTCCTTAATTGAGCAGATAAATCACAACATCTTATATCCACATCTTTAGTATTACTAGAAAATTTTTTCATTACCACAATATTTGATTGCTCATCTAATACAACTATATGTATAGTTCTAGATGAGCAATCAAAACCAATAAAAAACATATTTACATACTCTAAATTATATTGGTAAAACTCTAGTATAATAAACTAAATTAATAATATATTTATATAAGATAAGATCGTATAAACTCATAAAAACAGCTGCATTTAATATTTAAACCTTCTCCGCACCACTCACTCGTAAACCAATTATCCTAGAAATAGTAGCCCAAACCTCTCTAACCCGACTCAATCGAATATACAAAGCCTCTATTTCAATTAATTTTTGACGTACTTCTCCCAATCTAGGATTCAATGACAATGCCTCACCTTTTAATGATTCTTTATTAGGTTTTCGACCCCCATCCCTATTTTTATATCTATCTTCTAATAAATAAAGGGTTTTATTTAAGCCATCTTCATAAAAAGCATCCAAAACATGTTTTTCTGATTCAACAATAGATAATTGAGATTCAATATAAGAACGATAACTACCGGCTAATGAGAGTAGATTCTCTAATTCCATATTAGTTTTATCCTGTAAGCTATCAAAAGCTATGTTCTCTGTATGCTTTATATCAATCTTAATATCTGGTATATCCATATCATATATTCGATCATTAATATGTTGTATTATATCATCAGCAGAAATTTTTTTAATGGATGCAATATATGGTAGTGTTAAAAGAAGCCTGCCATGCTCATCTATACGACCTTTTTCTTTTAACCCCTCCCATTCATCAGGATTAACGGTATAGACCCACTCAAAAAGCCCTTCACTATCTTTAACAATAATATGGTTTTTAACTAACGTATCTGTACTCATAAACCTTAATTCCTATTTATATAATAAAATCTAAAACTCTATACAGACCTTATTAATTTGTAGAAATATATTTAATACATTGACACCATTCGGGATGATTATCTTTAGATATATCTGGTATCTCCTTTAAATTTTGTATATTTTTACACCTACGAATAAAACCTTCAAAAACCATTGGACTTTTATGAGATAGGAAAGAAACTATTTCTTGTGAATCTTTATTTTCATATAAAACAGCACCAGAATCAATATTTAATACATTTAGATAAAATTGTAGTTGTATTAAATGCTCTTTCTTTGGACTAAGAAGTTTTTTAAAATCGGCGCTTTTAATGGTTTTTAATTCAATAATGAAACGAGGGATACTTAATTTAGGAAACGTAACAATAAAATCTGCCCTACCGTGAATAGGAGGGCTTTCAATACGTGCTATAACTTCTCTACTTACTAAAGCATTTAAACGTTCAAAATAACGAGCATAACGATCTTCTGCTGCATGTCCATTATCAAAAACCCGCAATAACTGTGCGGGTATATATTCTACTGGCAATAAACCATTATATTGTAGGTATAAAAATCTATCGCACGGGTTTCCAATAGAACTCGCATAAAAGACATTTTTTGAATTATTATTAGATGGAGAGACCAGTGAATTTAACTCTTTTGATAACCATAAATCAGATTTCCCAGATCCTTTTTTTGAAATATCGTCTATACTTGCCAAAATAAATAACCATATATATTCTTATTCTAACGTAGAAAGTTTATTTAATAACTCGACTAAAATATCTTGAAAACCATAACCTTTAATTCTTATTATATCAGAAAAACCACAATTTTTCAAATATAAATCCCTTTTTCTATCCGCCTTTTTATAATGTCCATACATACCATCAGCCTCAATAACAAGGTGATGCATAGGTATATAAAAATCTAATGTATATGGATACACCTCAAATTGATATTCGTATCGCATACCTAATTCATCAAGAACTTTTGCCAACTCCATCTCCTGCTCTGTAAAATCACGTTCAGGCATTATTTATTTAATAAATCAACACATATAAATCTATCATCTAAATATTTATTCATTATGGGTTTTACATGTATCCAATTTAACCCACCATTTAAGGTTCCAAATCTAGTAACACATATTTTAGTGGGTTTGTTCTTTTCTTCAATTACAATATCCTCATGCCCATCAGCGAATCTTTTCAACCATTCACAACCTTTTTCAATTAACAATAAACTTGACGGCTTCCAAACCTCATTTTTTGTAGGAATGGTTAAAATCCGTAAATCAGGAAAATAATATGGAATATTACCAAATTCATTTAAAACTGTTCCCAACATTTTACGAATATCGGGAAATTTTTTAGCCGCCTGACCTGCTATCCCAGCTCCCATAATAGCGTTACCATTCTTATCTATATTACCATTAGTAGTCACTGAAATAATAAATCCCCTATCATAATAATCCCAAATATTTCCCTTAATCTCTAACATATTAAACTAACAGATCCTCAGATAATTTATAGTATCCCTTAACTAATATTTGACGAAAATCATATATATTATCACACACATTATATAATAAATAATCTGATATATAAAGAATTAAATTGCGAATTTGTAGACCACACGTCGCAAACATTGCACTAATAATAAAATCACGATATATTGGATCAATAGGCCGTTCTAAATATCCCTCAAGACCATCCAACAGATTTTTTAAATTACTGGCATCTGGAATAGTGTCTTTTAAATCAAACATATTTAATTACAATAATAAAAATACCTATTATATAAATATATCATAGGCTATCTAAGGCATCACTATCATCTTCTAGATTTATCTATACCACCAATCTTCATTTTCAATATATTCACCTCTTCTGGATTAGATAGGAAATAATCATGCAGTCCATTTTGACCATGCTCTCTATGACCATTCCAACTAATTTGAAACCAACTTCCAGATTTTACAATAATATCAGATGCTAACGCCTCCCTAATATATACTTCTAGTATATCAAACGTACCTTCTAATTTAAACGGTACTGTACATGATTGGTATACCAAACCACCTGTTTTGCTTTTACGAAATATTATATTTATATCAAAACCAACCTTTTCACCATGCTCTTCTATCCAACCCGCACGACGAGTTTCCAAAATTCCATGACTAAAATAAGTCTGACCAACACCCCCTGGCATTGGAGCACTAGAAAATGGCCCTATACTAGATCTTAACTGATTAATAGCAATTAATGCAGATCCATATTTTAGAGAAGATAATAATTTAGGAAGTGATTGATTAATAAACCTGGCCTGCCAGGCCATTGGGTTATAACTAAAACTCTCCTCCTGAACAGCAGATGGAACTAATCCAGCTACACTATCCAAGACAATTAGATCAATTCCATCGTTCATTAGCCCTCTAATTAAATCAAGAGCTTCTTCTCCGGTTGTTGGTTGAGATAGCAGCAATTTATTGCAATCCACACCACATTTAGTCATCCATATATCATCCCAAGATATTTCTGTATCAATCCATGCAGCAATACCTCCCATTTTCTGCACACTTTTAACAACCTGGGATGCAAGGAAACTCTTCCCTGTATTTGATTTACCAGTAAAAATAGTGATACGTTTTCGAGGAATACCACCACCTATTAATATATCTAGTGGAGAAATATCAAACGGAATTCTAGTATATTTAAATGTTTCTGAATCACCTCTCTCTAAAAGACCGTCATATTTTTTTAATATGGATTCAATAGAAGATATATCAGTTAGATCTTTTTTTCGTAATGGCATTTACAATTCTCCACATAGGATTCTAACATACGAATATAAGACAATAAAATTCTAATATCTTGATGTGCATAAGCTATAAAACTAGCATTGTTTATAGTCTGCTCCATATTCAACTCACCTCCAACTTCTCGATTATTGCCATCATATACAGTGGCAATAATATATGGAAATCTATCGTCATCTTTCATATTAATTATTTTTACTGTACCATCATTCCATACTTTCCACCACCAAAAAGTACTTGATGCTGCATCTAACCTATTTTTAATATTATATATATTTAGATTATTATCTCTGTAAATCAAGAAGATCGTCTGCTCCTTTTATCGTCCCTGCCATAATATGCCCCTCACATTCACAAACAGGGCACTTAATACTATAGCTATGAACTGTATCCCCATTGCGATATTGTGCTATAAAAAATGAGCCACAATTTAAACAACGTGCATCTATTCGATAGAATAATTTAGATCCAAACATCTTACAATCATTACAATAACATCTTTGATCTACTATATAAATATTCCCAAATCTCGATATTTTCTCTCTACTCATTTTCTTTAATCACCTTTCCTGATCTAGATTTTGCATATTCAAAAGGATTTTTACCATCATTCTTTTCTATAACATTATTACATCCAATACAACCTAAATTACCCAATGATAATATAGTACCAATAGCTACGTATAAAACATCAGCTGCTTCATCAGCTAACTCAGGAAATTTAAATTTATTAACTGCATCACATAACTCCCCAATTTCTTCAGTTTGTAAAAGAACCCTATCTTTTACAAGGTCAATTACATATTTTTTAAAATCGTCATTTTTTTCTAGATATGTATTATATTCCAGTAAAGGTACATTAAATCGCTGATGAAAATCAAAAACTGACGAAGCGACATCAGCAATATAAGATACAAAAGTTTCTTTTTTATTAAATTGGCAACACATCAAAATTTCCATACTCCCTATGATATTTAATACGTTGTATAGACATTACTAATATATTAATAGCATCCATTATATCATCCTCAAATTTTTCTATATTATGATTCTTATATAAAAGTAAGCCTCTCTTTGCTTTTATCCTACCATATTCTACTAATTCCTCTACCGAAAAGTCCTGCCATAAATCACCATATCGAATTTTTTCCTTACAGCTATTTATAATATCATCATATGACATAAAACCCCCTAATGTATCTATAAGTATTCCGTTATATAAAACCAATAAATTTTCAGATAACTCCTTGCCGTAACATTGGTGGAAAAAGAGCTAAAAATTTATCGTACTTGATCTTATGAACATAACTAGGATAACAAATATTTAAATCAACAGGTAAAGATATACGTAATATAGGTTCTTCTAGTATATCTTTAATTAGAAAAGCACATTCTTCAACAGCATCCCTAGAACATTCTATTACTATCTCATCATGCACTTGAAGTACCTGATTTATCAATCCTTGACGAGATAATAGATGATCGTAAATAACACACATGCGATTTTTTACAAAATCCGCACTGGTTCCTTGTATTAAATAATTAAGCAATACATATGATCGCTCATCTTGAACTGAGTACAATCGCCCAAACTTATTAAATATAAACCCACGTTTTTTAAGAGTATCTTTAAGAGATCTTATAAAACTTTTAATTCCTGGAATACGATTATAATACTCTTCTCTAAATGCCTGGGCTTCCTCAACCGTTCTATTTATTTGAGCTGCAAGCAACGTATCACCTTCACCATAAATCACACCAAAATTAATAGACTTAGCTAAATCACGAAACATTTTAAAATTACTTTGTGATTTATCCACACCCCAAACATGCTCTGCTACCCAACTATGACCATCCCAATTTCTATCCCTCAAATACCCGTCCAACTCAGGGGAATCTAAATAATAAAAAAGGATACGCATCTCCATTTGGGCATAGTCATAAGATAAGAATACATTACCCTCTTTAGGAACAATTGCACGACGAACAGATATTGATTTATTATCATCAAAAATATCTAAACCATGTGATAATGATGCCCTATAAAAAACAGATTGACCACTCTTACGTTTTTCATCTGATACAAGCATATTACGTATAGTAGCAGAATACTCTGTATCAATATTATCATTATCAAAAATTGGTATATTTACCTTTGGTATATTTTGAAAATTGGGGTTTGCATATGAAAAACGACCAGTAACAGTACCCCAATTTTTTACCGTACAATGCAATGGATTTTCTCGTTCTAGATAAGGCAAAAAATATGTATTCACCATTTTTTGCATATTTCTCCAGTCACTGATTTTTGCAGCAACTGGATGATCCACACTTGCCAATGCTTTTTGCGACCAACTATCTGCTAGTTTCTCAGTTTTAATAGGAGAACTAATACCTAATTTCTTAAAGAGATTATTTACCTGAATATTACTCGATAGATTAACAGAAGAACCATATACTTGATTAATATCTAACTGAAGTTTTGCAGATTTTATATTTAAAATATCCATAGCATATTTACAATAATCTGTATCAATATGTAAACCATGTTTTTCCATATCCCAAGAAACCTTACTGACCTTTGATTCCTGAAGCCAAATATCCTTATATCTTGATCCATCTAGCTTATATTTAAAAAAAGAATACAAACGTGCTGCATAAAATACATCATTCATACAATAGATACCTAAAGATTCAGTATCTACTTTACTATACTGTTTGATTTTATTTTCCTTCATCAATTCCTTAAATCGTAATTCATAGATTGAACTTTCAGGAGCAATATATGTATCCATTAAATTATTTAGATCTAATCTAGGAAACTGATTAAACGTGATTAAACGAGCCATAACAATAGTATCATGTATAGACTGTTCATAAGGAGGATCATACCCTAAACGATATAAACCAGCCAAATCAAATTTAATATTATGCCCTACAATAACAGGCACCTTACAGATTACATTAAACAATCTAGACAAATCAAAAACAGATAATCGAAGATCTAAAAAAAATTGATGGTTAACATTACCCAATCCAATAGCACATACACTATCATTATTCCAAACATCTAATCCCGATGTTTCTGTATCTATAACTAAAAAAGGTTGTTTAGTAATAAAATCTAAAAGAGAGATAAAATCATTTGAGTCATTCACAAAATGCATGGATGTATATAAATAATCTTTCATAATAAACACGATATTTCAATGCAAGGAGATGATTCCACTAATATATAACGCCCACAATCAATTTATATATAAAATAGTAACACTCCTTGCACATCCTATAAAATATATAAGAAAGTACTATTTCTTAAAAAAGACTTTTTGTAATATCATCATCTCCATCACTACCAAGATCTAAAGTAGGAATCTCATCAATAGGCACACCCTTAGCCACTTGTCGTTGCTCCTCCCTCTCCATAAAATAGTCTACTATACCAGGTAATTTCTTCGCCTCTTCCCATTGCTCTTCTGTTAGATCTACGGTGGATTTCGTTTGAGAAACACCCCAATCAGTTTTAATACCCTCACCAGTCTTAGTTACTCTAATTACTGATGTATTAAAATTACTATCATTTTCATAGTAAACAGACGTAAATCTATTCCAAAAAGAATCATTTCTACCAAATGGCATATTAATAATACGGAAATCATTAATATCACGTTGATATAAGATCTTTCCCAAAACACGAACTTCTTTTGTTTCTACTCTATCCAAAGGTTTATTATGTAGAGAATAATAGGCATATATCCAGAATCCAAACCTTCTCCTCCTGGGAACCCCCCCATCACAATCTACACATTCCTGTCCAGCAGATTCTTTACAAAACGTATACTCCCATTTCTTTGGGGATAGCTCCATAACATGCTGCCAATAATCTTGTAACCGATTATCTTGCACACCATCTTTCGTAACCACCACCCCAATTACTTGATCTCCATCTTGAAAAAAGATCTCTCTATTTATTCCATTACTAGAAATATCTGCCTTTCTTTTTGTAATTTCCTCAACACCAGCCATAAAATCTAAACTCCTTTAAAAATAAATAATGAAGCGCTCTATATTACTACAAAACCCATACATCAAAAAATAATATAAATTACAGTCTAAAATAAATATCTACTATCTATTACCCTCCTTAATTCTTGCTCATCTCTAATATCCTGGACATCTTTTTTACCTTGTGGAATAGATATAGTACTAACTAAAAAATATTTGGAAATACTCTTATAAATTTTTTCAGTACATAATACTCCAGCATTATCGTTATCAAAACATAACACGATCTCACGAATATTCATATCATTTAAAAGACACAATTGTATGTCTGATAAACTAACGCCTAAAATAGCTAATGAATTAAATCCATGTTGATTCATCCATATTGTATCTAAAGCACCTTCCGTCAAACAAATAAATTCTTTTTCTCTGTCTATAAAGGGATAACCAAAAAGAACTGTAGATTTCTTAAATACATTAAATGGATGATTTAAATACCGTTTTTCTCTATTAGGTGGAAATCGTTCTATCCACCCAACAAGTTTTGCAAACTGATTATAAACAGGTATTAATAAAGACCCACCTTTCCCTAAACCACAACCCCATTTTCTCAAGATTTTTTTGTTAAAACCACGATCTATTATAAATTGTGGAACTCGTAATTGATCAGCGGGAAAGAAAAGTGGGTATGAAATATTATTAGTACTTTTTTCGGACTCTTTAATTTGAAAAAGATCAACTTCTTCAACTGTATCAATAAGAGATATTCTATCAACCTCCATTATAGAGGTATTCAAATATTTAATAAAAAATCTCTTATTGTTCCTTTACCACAACCTGCATGGCAAATCCAAACACCTTTTTCTGCATTTATCGAAAGGGATGGATGATCATCATGTGCATGAAAAGGACAGGATATATTAAACTCTTTCTTATTATCTGGCACATTAATTCCAGATAACTCTAACGCCCTAACCCAATTCCGTTGTACCATAGAAATATTATAAACCCCCACATTTTTTAAAGCAATGGAACTACTGAACGTACTTTTTGCCCTCTCTTTCCTTAATTAATCCAGTATCTACATGCCAATCAAAAATCATATAATCCACAGGAGCTATTAAATCCCTTGTTTTTTGAATATGTACTTCTCGTACATATTCATCATGCTCATCCATACACATAGAAAAAACTATATCTGAATTTTGTAATAAAGCATCTCCTAAATACACTTCTGTTGCTTTTGGAGGTTTAAAAAGATCATAAGCACCACGTCCTGCCTGTGTCGTAACAAATGCAGCAATCCGCTGTGACACACATAATGTTTTAATACGCCTAAATAAATTAAAATTTCGTTCCCATGCAGCACTTTCCTTAACAGAATCCACACCTAATAAATGAATATTATCAATAATTAAAATACTTGGTTTATATTTTCTAACTAATGAGAGTACCCCAGATACAGTAATTTCTTTATGACCAATATGATCACATATTAAAACACTGTTTTTATCCAATTTTTTTAAGAAATCACTGTACGCTTCTTGATCAAGATTACCACCACTAACTAATTCACTGTGAGAAAATTCATATCCCATTTTATTTGCTAGTACAATATCAAGTCGTGCCTCAATTTTATTAGAAGGCATTTCACAGGTAATAAACAGTACTTTTTTATGTAATCTAGCAGCTATTGCAGCCATTGTAACACACATCCAAGTTTTTCCAATGGTTGGTCTTGCATACAAAGAATATAACTCACCTGGTTGTATACCGACACCAATATTGTTTAAAGATGCAAATGGTGTGGGATACCCTATTATCCCTAATTTATCTAAAGACCTCTGACTTTTCCGCTCTAAAAATTTTTGCAGTCTCCTATCACTGCCATCATCATAAAGAACAATATCATCATTAAACCTAACAACCAGTTCTTCCAGATCAGAGATTAAATTTGGTATAGCCTCTTCTGGACTATCAACAATTGGTTTATTATATTTCTTTATCGTAGGAACAGCTAATCTAAATAAAACCTGTTTATAAAATATTTTAATAGCATATATTAGATCTACACCTATTGCAGATACATCTAAGTCAATAAATTTTTCCTTTAATAAGGAATTTTGAGGAAACTTACCGCATTCATCGAAATAATCTAAAATAAATTGATACGCATCCCCATGAATAGAAAAATCTTTATCATCAAAACTCTGTTTCTGCAGATCTAGAAAATTTTTAGTATTAAAAACTATTGCAGATTCTATAAAACTAAAACTCTCTGCCACAATGATTATCGAACCCCATATTTAATGTTTAAATAATCAGAGGCATCCTCATTTCTTAAAAGTTTATCAGATACTATCCTCCCTTCTTTATAAGCTATTTTCTCTAGTGGGTGGTCAAAAATAGGTCTACCCCTATAGAAAACTTTTAAAACTAAATATGTAATATACCAAGGTATAACACCCCATTTTAATGCTTGATACCAATGTATGAATTCATGTGCTCTAATAGAAATATCAGTACGATATGTTCTCCTATATAAAATAACAGGCCATAAAGTAATTGCAGCTATACCTTCTGGAAGCCAAAAAATAGTTAGCTCTATAGGTTTAATACACAACATTTTCAGACACCCATTTTTGTAAATCTGACACTATTTTTTTCTCATCTCTAATAGTTATAGGATTGATAAAACATCTATTTTCTAACTGTTCTAATATCTTAAGCTTCTCCAGTTCTTCTGTTCCACCAAATAGCTTAATTTTTAAATATATATCAGGATATTTCGTATCTGGAAGATATTGATCAATACGATCAATAAAGTACTTAATAATAATATTATCACCACGACTCATACAATTATCAATAGACAAAAGGATATTAAAAACCCCATAAGATTCTAATAAACCTTTTATCATCTTCAGTTCATATCCAATAAAAGATGAATAAGTATTATTAAATACTTTTTTATACTTCTTTTTCCAATAATCTAAAATATCTTTAGAAGTATATAAGCTAAAATCTTTATTTTTCAAGAAACATATTTCCTGTTATATGAACCATTTTCATATACATTCATTACACACCCCCAAATATTAAATTTTTAAAGTCTATACTACTTAATTTCGACCTAGACATTTTATCTGATCCATCAAGAAAATCTATCACATCATTTTTTCTTTTTAAAAATATTTCTCTAATTCCCTGATCTATTGTATCCATATAAAAAGGAGATAAAACAGTCACAGAATTTTTTTGGCCTATCCTGTGAAGTCTATCCTCCCGCTGCATCATTGTAGCTGGATTAAAAAAAGAACCAAAATGTACTATATTAGAAGCCCCTGTAATATTCAACCCAAATCTACCAGCATCTGTAGACACTAGCATACCCCGATCTATTTTATTAAAATGTTCAACAATATCAAAACGATTTTTACTTACAACATCTCCCATAATTACATAACCTGTATTAAATTCATCCGCCAGACGTTTCACAGTCTCAGCAAAACATGAAAAGACAACTAATTTAGGCGTGTACTCATAAACCTCTTTCAACCAATCTAATTTAATATTATCCGTCTTAAAGCCCAATATATCTGGAAATTCCACAAACTGCCTTATTCTAATCAATTTAACAAGTGGATCAAGTGAATTCCATTCCCTATCACTCTCAGATCTCAAATATATTAAAAATTCTTTACAAATAGAACTATATATCTTTTCCATCGAGGTAGTAAGACTTAATGGATATTCTACATACACCTTATCAGGAAGTTCCTGTAATACACCTTCCTTTGTTCTACGTAAAATAAATGGGGATGTTAACAAATGCAACTCATCAATATTTTTCCATGATACAGGTAAGCCACTCCAGTCATATTGAACATACCTACTTCTAAACCGTCCAAATGTAGGAAGAATATCTGGTCTAATCCATTCCATGATAGAGTAAAATTCCTCTAAATTATTCTCTAATGGAAATCCAGATAATCCTATTCTAATATTACTTTGAAGCCTCTTTGCTAATTTTGATCGAACAGCTTGGCGAGATTTTAAAAAAACAATTTCATCGGCCCCAATAACATCCCATATTTTTGGTATTATAGACCAATCAAACCTAAGAATATCATAGCTACATATAATAAAGGAGTTATCAGCCGCCCATAACTCAGCACGTTTCTTTTTATTCCCATCTATAACTATAGGCTGAATATTAAAATGTTTTTTAAATTCGTTTTCCCAATTGTATTTCAAACTTGAGGGGCATATAATTAAATTCTTTTTAAATCCTAATTCAACCATTACTGTTATTAACTGTAAGCTTTTCCCCAGTCCCATATCATCCGCTAAAAGACATTTTTTAGCTGTTTTTAAAAATTCAACACCAACTCGTTGATAGCCACGTAATAATACCTCATTTTTAGATCCCGTAAATTTTATATCCACTAGGTCTAAAAGATTTTTATTAATATATTTTACCGCATTTAGTGCAACTGGAGTCCAACATACCTTTAAATGCTCTATAGTCTTGACAGCAAGACCTGGAACAAACCATGCATGATCTTCCTTTCGATAATTTCTAACAGGTAGGTTTTTTACAGTTAATAGATCAGATTTATTAAAAGGAAATGAAAGAACAAAATTAGGATACTTATAATCAATTTTAATCATACATAACACCTTTCTCTAAAAATATGTATATCATACATATTTTTATAGTCATTCTCAGCACTATTACAGATACCTAAAATTTTCACTACCATACTTATAAATTTGAACCAATAAGCATAACAGGAATTTTACGCTTCTTACATCTATCTATCATATCTTTAGTTCCTTTACTATTTATAATAGCATCGTGAAATGCTAAACAAAAATTAGGATCTCCCTCATCCATCATTTGCTTATTTCTAATCATACCCGCACTTTTTCCGTAAGCATCCCATTTAGCTGGAAAAGATATAACAGAAATACCAAGTGCATCACCTACTTGTTTGCCAAATTTATCTGCACCTTTTGCACCTCCTTCAATAATACATTCAATATCAATATTTAATGTATTTAATATATAATTAACAGTATTATATATAGTATTATAATCAGTAAATTTTCTATCCCCACAAATTAATAACCGCATTTTTTTATTATTCATAATAAAAAACACTCTAATCCATAGGAATATACTAAAGATTCTAGAACAGCTCTTATTGGATATTTTTCTATACTACCAAATAAAGATTTAGAATATCTATATTGAGTTGTATAACAAGAAGAACATAAAATAGCTACACATCCTGGAGAATCTAAATAAAAAGAATTATCAATGTCCTTTATAGAAATACAACATATAGAGCATGGTATGCTCTCAATACTTTTAATATAAGCAAACTCAGAGCGATAACCATTTTCATGCTCTATTATCCTACCCCAACTATATATTGTACCAAGGATATATCTAGAAAGATAATCATCATTACATGTGTTTTTTGTACTATAAATACCGACACTACTATCTCTAGTAATATCACAGGGGGGCTTAGAAGTTTTATCAATATAAGCCTTGAGCGCTATTTTAAAAGGCCATAAATCTCCTTGTAATGGACTATGTAATACCCATCCACCACTAGAATTTTTTATTCTAAATCTTTTGAAAGATACAATAGGATTAATATATAAAAGTCCATCAACATTATTATCTATTACATTAAATTTAGCACTACTCATTATATCAATCCCCACTAAACTACATGGGATCTATTATATCGGTTTTAAAACAAAACTGATGGAAATCTGGCCTAATAACTTCAGAAGCATCTATATAATAAACCACACTAATTCCAGAATTTCGCAATATTTGTTTACATCTCCAACAGCACTTCATATATGGATCTGCATATATATACATATCACAATTATTCGTACTAATACCATATTTCGCTGCTTTTAATATTACATTAGCCTCAGCATGAATCGCCTTTTTACAATGCGTCTCCTCCTCTGTTATTACAATTAAATCGCATCCAACATCTATACAATGACTATCACCAGAAGGAGCGCCATTGTATCCAGTAAGGATAATATGATTATCCCGTACCATTACAGCACCTACTGAAGCCCTTGGGCAGGTTGCTCTTGAGGATACAACTTTCGCAACATCTAAAAAATACTGACGCCAACTGGGACGAGACATAGCATCCACCTAAGATAATTTATATCTAATCGTAGATAAATTTTCATTGATTAAAACTTGACCACAATCAAAAACTGTATTCATTACAGTAGATGGTAATGATACCTGATTACCATCTAATGAGACTGTCTCATATTCTCCATTAGTATTAATAATTAAATCAAGCCGCCCACTCTTACTTCGCTTACCTATATCTGTTACTGGCGCTTTATACACAGGATATACATCCCCATCTATCGTAATACTACTACACTTATAAGCAAACCTTTGAGTATCTCTATTCAATCTTTGTAGCATACCTCCACCCATACCAAAAGCTACATTTTCTGTGCTAAAACCCTCTCTAACAACAGCTTCTAATATATCAACTAGAGAAGTATAATCAATTCCATCTCCTTGAATAACTCTAACATGATTTAAAACCCTATATCCCTTAGAATTAATAGCAACCCCAAATTTATCTTCCAGCATGTGTAAAATACGGCATACAACTGTTATAGGGTCTCCACTATCAGGTCTTACTACAAGAGTAGCACCAGAAGCAAGAATCTTATTATATAGTTTACCACCCCATAAATTTAACACAGCATTCCAAATATCATATGAATCAGATACACATGCAAATATACTCCCAAAACTTCCAAATTTATTAATCATATTTTCAAAAGCATCTACTTCATGTTCCCTACCCCATGATGTAATAGTAGAATGCTCTGATGCTGGAATAGAAAATCCTGCCATATCCATATTATAATATTTATTAGCAGCCCATACACCCTCCACTGTATCACTACCTAAAAAGTTAACTAAATGAGACATACCTCCAATTTCGGCAGATTCACCGCTAGAGACTCCTCTTGCTCCAAAATCATGTAACTGAAATGCTACCATATCATCAGATGCATCTGAAGTTCTACGCCAATAATCTAATAAGACCCTCTTTAGATAAAAATCTCTAGTAACAACAGTAATTGGATACCAAAGTCTTACTAATAATGTTTCAAAAAAAGATGTAATCCAGAATACTTTAGGATCGGTAGACTCAACTGTAAACAATACATTAAAATTAGGAATCAGAGTTCCTTCTGGAACAGCACGAATTCTAATTGGAATCAACCCACCTAAATTTTCAGCTATGTATCTCCATCCATCATAATTAAAAGGCTCTCCATGCAATTTTAAAAAACTCCTGGCTTCTTCAACCATATCCAATGTAATAACAGAGCCAGTTAAATACTTCTTTAAATAATATTGAAGTCCAAAAAATATAGTTGATGAATGTTCCCCACCACGAGATTCAAAATAAGAAAACATAGAAGAACTTCCAGGTGGATACTGAAGATAATGTGAATACTTATAAGAATCAGTTTGTAAAATTAAATTATTCATTACTCAAACATCTCCTTAATCTAAGTACTAACTAAACAAACTATGAGTAGTTATGTAGTTCTTTATATATCAAATCTACCAATTGATCTACCTTACTAGAGGTTGATTGTAATAATATATAAGGGGAAGTGGTTTATATCTAATAGATCCCTTATCTCCCGATCTTTCCATAACGCCTCACCCAGTGATTGAAATCTTCCATATGGATTGTATTTTGTCGCCCTATCTAGACATACATTAAACCATTGTTTAATGAGGTGCTCTTGATCTCCAGTTTGCGATCTGCAGTAAAATTAATCTCCGCACGACCGATAAGTAGCCATATAACCTCACGAATAATCCTCTCTTTTAGTATCGGATTTTCTTTAATACTTTCTATCATATATTTAGGCGATTCAGGTTTGCCAGATTTATGTAGAAAGTCCAGAATAGCTTCCTCACTCAAACGCCTGATATTCTTTTCACTCTGCATAACATATCCTCGTGGAATTCGGAAAACATATTATTTTTTATCTGTTGGTATTACAACATTTCAATGAATAGAATTGATATAAATTCCCGATTTAAATACTTTTCAACAAAGCTACAATTATACTCCAAATACATCTTTTTTACTTGGCAGTATATATCATTTATTGCCATTAGATAATGCCTTAATCCCTACAGCTATTATATCTCCAGTACTACTCCGTTTCAATTCATATGCCATATCTGCATAATCAACTAAATCACGTTGATGTGTAACTAATAGTATTTGAATATTTAAATCCATTGCGAGTTTTGACAAAAACTCTCCCGCTGCTGGTACATATCCATCAGAAAGCATACCTAATGATTCATCGAGAAATACAACCTGCCGAACACCAAACGGAGCCAGTAATCGTACTACAAGGATTCTCAAAAGGACACTACAAAAACTAATTAAACCGCCTCCTCTAGCATCTACTATATCAGTAACAATACCATCCACATTCTCCAACTCAAAATCTAAATGGACTATATTATTTTTAACAGAGGGAGCTATTTTAAATTTAATAGACTCATCAAAAACGGCTGTTAAACCCTCTGATACTAAAGACTCTAAAGTACGTAAAAAATTTTCTTGTATGGACGTGGAAACTTTTTGTAAGATAATTAAGGTCTGATCTAATAATTGAATATCGGATGATAATTCATCAATCGCAAGGCGTAGCTTTTCCATCTCCCTATCGTATACTTTTTTCTCACCGAATCGCTGATGATACTGCTTCTCAGCAAGAAGAAAATTAGACTCTAATGTACGTAGATCCATCTCATTCCAACAGATTACTAGATTTTAAAACCCCATATAAATCATCAATCTCTTTCGATATTTCTGTTAATTTAATGTCTAACATATCTATATCAAAAATACTATACGTATTTTTTAACTGTAACTTTAAAAGAACTATTTCCTGATCAAGGTTTTTAATCTTATCTTCCATAACCGCTATGGAAGATTCAATTTTTCTCAATTGATCTATTTTTTTATCTAGCATATAAAAGAAACTCACGTATTTTTTCTATTACTTGTTGATTATCAGTTATTTTTGATACCTCACTAATAATTGATTCAACTGTAATCTTACTGATACTGGTAAGATTTAGATTAGCAATAAATTTCTCAATAGATTCCCTATTTTCTTTTTTAATATTAGCGGCTTCCATAAAAAATACATCCGTTGCGGGTTTATATGGAACTGCTAGATAACTAACACTATTATCAAAAAAATCTATTATCGCAATGGATGGTTTCCTCTTTAAATCATCATCAGATAATGAACCTCGTGATAATGCTCCAGGATTAACAAAAATTGTGCTATCTATTATCTCAACAGGATGCTGATTGTGTATGTGCCCATAACAGATAAACTTTGCGATACCGCTTAATTCACTGTAAGAAATAGTGGAATAAAAAGGATTAGACACAGGGGATATAGGAGCATGGGTTAACAAAATATCACAAGTTTTCCCTAATTTATCTCTAATAAAAAATGAATCTGTGGAATAATTCCATTCTACTCCAGCAATATCTATTCCATCATCTGTTCTGATTCTTTTTCCAGAATGGAGAATTTCAACTGAAGGGTGCTTTGATAACAACCCAATGGGTTGCTTTGGTAGGCTATCTAATCTACCGCTAGATAAATCATGGTTTCCTGGGACAATATATACAGGACATTTTACACTATCTAAAATATCAAACCATCTACTTACTAAAAAATGACTAACTTTTGATGGCTGTGGAAAATGAAATAAGTCGCCTGTAAAAGCTAAAAATGTATATACTGGATCTTCAGTAAGAGACACAATATATTTTAATTTATCGAAAATATCATCGCTATATGATGAGGATCGGTTATGCGGAGAACGGTCACAGGAATGGACATCGTTAACAATGATTGCTTTCATACTGGGCGTAGACAAGTGGGACATATATTGGACTGCTTTTTAATATGATCATATTCATCCCGCAATCTATTGAGATTATCTATACTAGATTCCTTTGTTTTTCTTATATCAAGTATCTTATTTTTTATACTAATAAGTGAGTTGTATATAGCTTGTTTAGAAACAATATCCTGAATAATAGAGGAATACTTACTGTTGAGATTTTTTAATCTCTCACAATCATCTACTAATAATTCTCTTTGCTGAATAAGCTCTTTATACTGTTCTGATAGTTTTAACAAGGTACTTTTCAAAAAATTCAGTTGGTTGGTCTTATCCAATAAAATCTTATATTGCTGCAATCGCTCATAAAATTTTGGTAAATCATTATATTCAGTTAATTTTTCCTGGATTTTGTTCAATGATTCAATACTATTATTATACCCTTTTTTTAATGACTGCTCATTTTTCCTGGCATTAACCATTGCTAAATACAGTGTATTAATACCGGAAACATCTCCAATAATTTTAGCCCTTTGTATCGGAGAAAATGTTATTAAAAAAGGCGGGTCAAATTGACTGGCAATATTAAATAAAAAATTATCATCACCTATAGATATTTCATTAATTTGTAATATACCTTTAACATCCTCTGGTACAGTACGCCCTACTTTTTCATACCTACTTATTTTCTTTTCTATTTGAGTAACATAAGTAGATGATTTATCTTTATGCCATTTTACAGCCTTTTTATCATTAAATACCAATGTAACTTCCGTATGTTTTTCATTCCGTTTAATAAAGGACTGGCCTGATTGGTTGGTAGTAGCATATTTTACGGCCCGTATAATGGAGGAATTACCAATATCAGACTCTCCTACTATTACAGTA